GCTCGTCGATCGTCGGCGAGCTGGAGATCGAGTACTTGAAGGAGCCGCCGCCCTGGTCGACGACGGCGCCGCCGCCCAGCCAGAACGGCAGGGTGGTCTCGTTCCACTGCAGCAGCCCGAACGAGATGGTGAACGCGACCTCGGTGATCAGGTAGCGGATGGGGGCGATCGACTGCCACGCCTTGATCTGCTCGGTGGTCAGCGACCGGCCGATGGTGGCGCCTTCCTCGGTGGTGTAGCCGACGTCGGTGAACCCGGTCCAGGAGGCGGCCATGTTGGCGGGGCCGGCGGTCCCCCCGGGCGCGAGGTAGATGGTGCCGGACGCGCCGACGCGGACCTCTCCCGCAGCGAGCGGCATAGGGTGCTCCTCTCAAAAGGCTGGGCCGGCTCGCCTCCGGCGCGGGATCAGGTGCCGGGGTTAGGCGCTGGCGCCGATCAGGACGATGTCGTAGTCGACCGAGGTGCCGCCGGCGGAGTTGGCGATCCGGAGCAGGTCGCCGGTGCCGGCGGTGACCGCGTAGCCGGTGGCGTCGGCGCCGCCCGCCAGCAGCGCCAACAGCCCGCCCGGACGGACCGTGACGGTGTGGGTGCCGGCGCCGACCCAGGTCAGGAACTGGTTGGAGGCGGCACCACCGACGATCACGTTGTTGGTGTTGCCCGCGGCCGCGGCGACCAGCAGCGCCTTGATCCTGGCGAAGGTGATGGTGGCACCGAACGGGTCGACGAGCGACCCGGCCAGGTCGAGGTCCTCGGTGGCGGACGCGGCGAGGGTGCGGCGGTCGTGGAAGATCCGGTCGGCCTGGCCGGCCGCGGTGCCGTTGGCCAGCCCGACCGCGCGGGTGAAGTTCAGTGGCACCTGGGCGGTGGCGAGATCCAGCAGGCTGGACAGCTCGGCCAGCACCGCCACGTTGATCTGCGAGGTCAACGGCATAAGGGGCTCCTCGGGCTAGGGCGCGGGGTCGGCGGTGGCCGCCACCGCAGCGGCGATGATCTGCTGGCGGGTGACAGCGCGGGTGAAGACGCAGCCGCGGCGGCGGGCCTCCTCGAGCAGCTCCAGGTCGGGGAGCTGCTCGAGCTGGTCGTCGGGGACCCACGCAGCCATGCGCGCCTCGACGCGGCGGCGTTCGGCCTCGGCAGCGTCGACGGCGGCCAGCAGTTCGGCCGCGTCGTCAGCGGCCTCGGCCGGGGTGGCCGTCTGCTCGGCCTGGTCGGGGTCGGGCTCGGCGGGTCGGCGGCGGGACTGGGGCGCCATGGTCGTCCTCCTGCTAGGAGATGGCCTGCCAGGCGATGCGGAAGTCGACCCGGGCGCGGACGGTGGCGGTCCCTTCCTGCCCGCTCGACCAGGCGGCCCACACCGCCTGGTCGACCCGCGGTGGGGCATACCGCACCGCCGGGGCGATGTCGCCGGCCAGGTCGGGGGTGTCGCGGAGCTGCTGCACCACCTCGCCGAGCAGCACCCCGACCCGCTGCCAGGCCCGCTCATCGTCGTCGGGGGTGGAGCCCGCCACGTTCGCGAAGGCATACCCGGCCAGGGTGAGCGGCTCCACCGTCTTGTGACTGTCAGGGCCGGCGCCCCAGCCGAGCCACCGCGCCCCGGCCATCACCACCCGGGACAGCACGATCGCCTCCGGGTCGCGCCAGGAGCCACGGTCGATGGTGTAGACCGGCACCGGCGGCTGCGAGGTCGCGATCGCGGTGCGCAGCAGCAGCAGCCCCCGCAGCCCGTGGAGGAAGCTGGGGACGGTGATCTCCGCCACGCGCGCCTACTGGCGGTGGTTGCCGCCGGGGGCGAGCATGCCGGGCGGCAGCCCGCCGGCGGGGACCGCGATGCCCTGGGGGACGGCGCGGCGGACCGGGGCACCCTTGCGCCAGATCGCGATCAGGTCACCGCGGATGTGCAGCGGATCCGGCCGGGTAGGGTCGTCGCGGATCGTCAGGCACCGCAGCCGCCCCTCCGCGTCGAGGTCGACGGCGACGACCTCGCCGGTCAGGCCGCTGGCGCCATTGACCAGGTCGCAGGTCACGGTGTCGCCGGGCTCCAGGTAGGGGTAGGCGTCCAATAGGGGGCTCCTTCTTAGGGTGGGTTAGGCGACCTTCCAGCGGTTCAGCCAGGCCTGTCGGTTCAGCCAGATAGAATTGGCCTTGGAATGTGACAGCGCCTCATCCAACGCCTACAACAAGCGTCGCCGTCGCGAGCGTACCCACTGCCGCAAGGGCCACAGCTTGGTGGAGCACGCCCGCATCGACGCGATGGGCCGCCGTCGCTGCGGCACGTGCGACCGTGACAACGCCCTGCGGCGCGCTACGCCACCTTCCACCTGTTGAGCCACGCATCCACCCGGGGGACGCCGGTGTGGCGGACCTGCCCCGCCCTGGTCACTTGGCCGGCCGGGTCGAAGTCGTAGCTGGTGCCGTCGGGGGTGACCATGCTGCTGGCGCCCGACACCGCGCTTGGGTCCAGGCTCATGGCCGCCATCACCATCGCTACATTGCTGCCCTCGCCGGGTAGGGCGGGCAGGCCGTGGACGTAGGCGACCGTGACGTTGCCGGCCCCCTGCGGCCAGGCGCTGAGGGTCTTGCGGACCACGAACCGGTCGTCCAGGTACAGGTCGGCGAGCTCGTCGCTGGACAGCGCGGTCCCGTCGATCGAGGCGGCGAGGATCTTGCTGGGCTCGTAGTGGGGTAGCCGCAGCGCCGCCGTGCCGTCCCCCGACAGCACCGCGGAGCCGTACCTGGGGACGGGCGCGTACCAGAGGATCCGCTGGATCTCCTCCAGGGTCGCGGTGCGGGCCTCCAGCAGCCGCTCCTCCGGCCACGCCGTCGAGTCCTTGAACGGGCGGCCGTTGCCGACCCGCAGGTCGCGGAGGTCGGGGAGGGCGAACAGGAACTCGCCGAGCGCTTCGGCCTGGGTGGTGACGGCCACGTTCTCGCCGCCGAGCTGGCCGGCCCAGGTGATGTCGTACACGACTGGCGTGGTGGGGCCGGCCAGCGCGAAGTCGTAGACCCCGGTCGCGACATGCCCGACCGGGCCGGAGGCCGGGCCCGGGGTGCCGTCGGGGAGGGTGAGGGTGACGGTGCAGGTCCCACCGCCCGGGCCGTCCAGGTCGGTGAGCGCGCCGCCGGAGATGATCTCGCCGCGGGGTCGCACCGGCGTGCGGACCAGGAACTGCAGCAGCTCCCCCGACACTAGACCCCTCCCGATCCCTCAACGATGCCGACGGTGGTGGTGCCGGACTCGACCAGCCCCGAGGTGCCGCCGCCGCGCTCAACCAGGCCCAAACCGCCGCCGCCGCTCTCGATGAAGCGGGGCGGGATGCCGATGAACTGCCCCGCCGTGTCCGGCCATGGCGGGTCGAAGCGGCTGCCGCGGCGTGGTGGCGGCAGCAGCCTGGGTCGCGGGCCGGCGTGGCGTTGGAAGCCCGGCTGCCACACCCCCGAGTTGACCGCGCCCGGGATCCACGGTGGCTCGTGCCAGCGGCCGCGGCGGTGCAGCGCGGGTGGTCGCCGGCGGGCGACCACCCGTGGCGGCGGCGGCCCGGTGGTCGGCCACGGCGGGTCGAACCAGCCGCTGCGGCGGTTGGGGCACACCCACACGACGCGGCGCTGCCGGCGGAAGAGGGCCGGCGCCTCGGGTGCCGCTGGCGCGCCGGTCGGCCAGGGTGGGTCGAACCGACGCCCGCGTGGCGCCTCCGGGCGCAGCGGCCGCCCGGCCTGCGCCTGCCAGCGGGCCGGCAGCTCCAGCGGCGCCGGCGCGACCTGCGGCCAGGGCGGGTCGAACCGTCGGCTGCGGCGGACCCCCGGCCGCAGCGGCCGCCCCGCCTGCCGCAGCCACCTCGCCGGGACCTCCGGCGGCGGCGGCGGCGCCGTCGTCGGCCACGGCGGCTGAAAGCTGTGGCCGCGGCGGGTGGGGGGCCGCCATGTTGCGCGGGTGGCGACCTGGTGGGGCGTCCACGGCGATGGCGCCGGTGGCGGCTCGGCCGGGCTTGGGGTCCACCAGCGGCCGCGGCGGAGCAGGCCGCGCCAGAGCACGCGGGTGTGGGTGGCGGCCGGGGGCGGTCCACTGGTCGGGGGTGGCGCCTCGAACCAGACGCCGCGGCGTGGCAGCGATGGCCTGGTGGCTCGCGACCCGACCGGCGTCGGCACCCATACCGGCGGCTCCGCCGCGGCCGCGGTCGGGGGTGGCTCCCAGCGGCGCCCCCGACCCACCCGCCACGACCAGGCCGTGGGCCAACGCCCCGGCCGCCGCCCCGGCCGCCCTGGCGGCGGTTGGGCGGCCACGGCCACCGGCACGCGGAGGATGAGCTCCAACCCCACCAGCTGCCGGTTCACGCCGCCCGAAATGGTGACCGACTGCACACCGGTCGCGGCGGTGGCGAACAGCTCCCGGTCGGCGAGCGCCATGTGGACGTTGGCGCTGGTTGCGTGGGTGCTCGCGATCTCCGCGTACTCGTTGTACCCCGGCGGCTGGTCGAAGGTGACCAGGCCGTCGTCGGGGGAGGAGCTGTTGGAGAAGGTCGCCAGCAGATGCCAGTGGCGCAGCTCCGACGGGTTCAGGCTGTTATGGTCGAGCTGCTGCGCGCTGGCGCCTTCCGCCGACGCCTGCCCCGGGTCCAGCAGGTCGCTGGGGTCGGGACCGTCGTAGGCGATGACGATGATCGCCATGCGGCGGGCGTTGTCGCCGTTCCACTGGTACGGCCCCGCCTCGCCCGGCCCGGCCCGCTTCTTCCAGAGCGACCCGGTGGTGGTGGTGCCCTGGTTGACCTGCGGGACGATCTCCGTCCAGCCCTCGGACGCGGCGGAGACCACATTGGCGCCGCCGACCGACCCGACCGCGGCGACCAGCCAGTTCCCCTCTCGCATCCCCGAGGGGTTGACCTGCAGGCTGCTGGTGCTCGTGCTCGAGGAGGCGGTCGGGTTGTCCAGCCCCACCCGGCGGATCGGGCCCTGCCACGGCGGCGGCCACGCCCGCCCGCCGTGGATAGCCGGGAACGGCCACGGCCGCCCCCCCTGCCGCAGCCATGTCGCGGGCAGCTCGGGCGGCGGCGGCGCGGCCGGCGGCCACGGCGGGTCCCACCGCTGCCCTCGCCGGAAGGTGGCCCCGCGCCAGCGCCGCCACCCCATCAGCTACTCCTTGTCAGCCTCCCCGCTCAAACGGACAAACCGGGATCATTCCTCCCACTCGATGGTCAGGTCGTACACGTGGGAGGCGGGCAGCGCGCCGCCGCGGTTGACGACCGCCAGCCCGTCGGTGGCGACCTTGTCGATGGTGAATTCCTCCAGGAACTCGGTGGGGATGTCCACGCCGCTCTTGGCGTTGAAGGGGATCACCAGCGAGTCGACGCCGCCGAGGGTGGGTGGGGTGGCGAAGGCGGTGTCGAACTCCATCCGGGCGGCGCCGTGCCGCAGGGAGGCGGCCGATTCGGTGCCGCCGGTCGGGGTGGTGCCCGAGGTAGTCACGCGGTTGATGCCGACCTTGGTCTGGAAGTCGGTGACGGCGGTCGCGGCGGTGGTGTGCCGCACCCCCAGGATGACCCGGCGGAGGATGCCGCCGCCGTTGGTGGTGCCCATGATCCACGCGAACGCGGTGTCGTTGGCGAGCGCCGCCGAGGAGGAGACCACACCGGTATAACGGGCCACAGCGGGGCCCCCTTTCTGCTAGTGGTAGCTGGAGTACTGGCTGACAAACAGCGGCGGGCGGGCGGCCGCGGACGGCGGGGCGCCTTCCTTGAACGCGATCGAGCTGCCGCGGAAGTCGTCGGCGGTGCTGGCCGTCCACCCCGGCGCCAGCGCCCCCGCCGTCGCCAGGGTCCGCTCCGCCCAGCCGGTCCCGGTGCCGGTGATGTCCTCCGAGGTGGTGTTGCCGACCGCCCGCGTCCAGTTGGTCGCCGGCGTGGTGGTCATCGTGTTCAGGCCCGAGTGGATGGCCAGGAACGCAACCACGTTGTTGACCAGGCTGCTGTGCGTCCAGGACGGGTTGGCCTGGCTGGCGGAGGTGCCGGTGGCGCCACTGTCGAGCTGAACCTGCTGGCCGGTCGCCACATACAGCGACCAGATGACCGCCCGCATCCGGGTGGTGCCGGTGCGGGCGATCCGCACCGTCTGCGCACCGGTGGGGAACACCGCCGAGTCGCCGGCCCAGTAGAGGTAGACCGCGCCGGCCTCGGTCGTCTCGCTGGCGAACCCGTACGGGGTCGCGGCCCGCGACAGCGCCACCGGCCCCGCCGCGATGCCGTAGGAGACGCTGGTGACCAGGTCGGAGGCCGAGCCCGACTGGACGATGCCGACACAGCACCCGCCGAGGATGCTGCCCCCCGGCGGCGAGGGGGTGATCGACGTGTCGTAGTTCCCCGCGGCCGAGTTGGCCGCCCCCCACACGGCGGTGCCGATGGCGATCGCCACCGGCTAGCTCGACGGCTGCGGGGGAAGCTGCGCGACCTTCTCGCCGACGGTGTTGCGGACCGCCATCAGCCGCTCCACCAGCGGCGAGTACGGGGCCGGCTTGTCGTCGAAGTCCAGCGCCGCCCGCGCCTGCTCCTGATGCTTAAGAACCTGCTGGCAGCGGTTCAGCACCTCGTACAGCTCCCGCAGCTCCTCGTCGATCAGCTCAGTCGCCATCGCGGTCCTCTCAGGCATAGGTGGTGGCGGCGTAGACCACCATCTGGGCCACGTACAGGTCGGCGGCGTCCCGGGTGGTCAGGTTGATGGTGGCGGTCGTCTCGAAACTGCCAGCGGAGGAGGCGAACGCCCACGACCAGCATTCGGCGAACTCGGCCGTCCCAGCGGTGAACCGCAGCGCATCGCGGATGGTGAAGCCGTTGGTGTGGCCGGAAAACGTCATCGACTGGGCGGTGTTGGAGGACCGCTGCCAGTGATGCCACGCCAGGCACACCAGGTCGGTGCGGCTGGTCGTCCAGGTCGACCCGGTGGACAAGGTCGTTGGGCTGGTCCCGCTGGTTGCGAACGCGGTGGTCGCCTCCAGGGGGGAGACGGGCTCCAGGTCGGCGTTCCACTCCGTCACCCGCCACGCCCAGTTGTTGGCCGAGATGTAGCCAAAGTCCCAGCTGTTCTCCCCGCCGGTGACGTACCGCTTGCGGAACGCCAGCAGCAGGTTGATGTCGTTGGTGTCGACGGAGTTGGCGTCCATCTCCCAGCCGTCGGGTGGGGTGCCGACGCTGGAGATCGGCGCCCCGCCGCCGTGGATCTCGATGGTGACCGTTGAGCCCTCAGCGGTCGGGTTGTCCAGGGCCACCGTCGCCGGGTTCCCAGCGGCGAGGCTGCCGGTCTTGGCCTGGACCGCGTTGGCCGATGACAGCGCCATCTATGGGGCGGTGCCGCACCAGGGCGCCACGAACGCCGAGCAGGAGAACGACCCGCTCGAGGGGAAGGTCAGCGAGGCGTTGCTCTCGTACTGCACCGAGTCGGCGCGGGTGAGGGTGACCGACCCGCCGATGGCGGCCACGTCGTTGCCCGGGCCGCCGTTGCTGCGGGCCTTCATGAAGTAGGCACGCACGTAGCGGTGCACCCCGTCGGAGGTGTCGAGCTGGACATCCGGGACCGTGAAGGTGAGCGGCAGGTCGGCGGCGGGCGGGTAGACCGACAGGCAGTTCGGCAGCGCGCCGAGGTCCTTGTAGCCCCACAGCACCAGCCGCACCGTCACCTCGCCCGGCACATACGGGTTGCCGGTTCCGCAGGCATCAGCGGCGTCCGACAGCAGCACGACGTGCTGAAACTGCGGCTGTGCCTGGTCGACCTGGCAGTACAGGCCGCTGGCATTGCCGGCGTAGGCGTCCACAAGGCCAGCCAGCGAGGTGCCGCTGACGGAACCGGTCGGGTTGGTCACCGAGCCCATCAGGTGGGTTCCTCCCGGGTCGGGGGTGGGTAGCATGCTCGGGCGGGTCGGGGGGCCTCGTTGTCGGACGCTCGTCTCCCCGGCCCGCACCAACGCAGCTAGCTGTACTCGACGTTGACGAGCGCGCCGGCGCCGGCCACGGTGGCGTGGATCGCGGTGGAGAACGGGACGCCGCTGCGGTCGCCGGCCGCCCAGGGCACGCTGGCGCCGCTGGCGACCGCCTTGAGGGTGAGCCGGACCTGACCGCCCAAGCCGTCGCGGATCTCCACCGAGCACGCGGCCGCCGCGGGACTGAGGACCACCGAGTGCAGCACCCGCGGGCCGACGACCACGTCCCCGGTCGCGGAGGCCTGCACGAGGTTGCCGGCCACCGGTCACGACCTCCCAGCGCGGCCGCCGCGGGTGCGGCCGCGTGGTCCGGTGGCGACCTGCGCGCCCTCGTCGGTGGTGGACGCCACCGGGGCATCCCCTTGGGGTTCCCCGGACCCCTCCGCCTCCGCCGGCTCGGGTTCCGGTTCGGGGTCGGGTTCGCCGAGGAGCTTGGAGGGTGGGACCGGCTGGCCGGTGGTCAGCTTCACCCCGGGCTTGACCTCGGCCAGGGTGCCGGGCGAATCGCGGTTGACCCAGGCCGCCTGCGCGGGGGTGAGCTCCACGGTGGTGCCCATCTCCCAGGGGCCATGCTCCCCGCTGGCGTAGCGGTGAAGGACGGCGTAGCGGCGCGGGCCCTGCTTGCCGGCCACGTCAGGCTCCCAACGCGCCGAACCAGGACGTGCCGTCGGAGAAGAACCACGCCCCGGACACGTCGTTGGCGGCGGTGGCGCCGATGGTGGCGATCGCGGTCCCGCCGGAGTCCTTGACCACCAGGGTGCCGGTGGTGGTGCCCTGGTTGGCGATGAACACCGCCACGTCCTTGCACGCGGCCGCGGCCGGCAGCGTCACGTCGCGGGAGGTGGTGGAGGGGTTGAACACCAGCACCTGGAAGCGTTCGAGCTCGTCGATGGTGACGATGCGGTTGCCCGTCAGCGCCTCGGGCGCGCGGACGGGGAAGCGGCTGGAGCGGTCCTTGGCCCCGATCGCGATGTTCTCTCGTTGGCCCATCGGGTCATGCTCCTTTCGTGCCCGCACCAGGCGGGAACGTCGTGGCCGGCGGATAGGGACCCGGGCCGGATCCGGGCGTGTCGCGTTCCAGCAGCAGCGCCGACTGCAGCTCGTCCCAGCCGACGACGCGGTAGGTGACCTGCCCGGCCAGCGTGATGCGGTTGCCGCTCAGCCGGACCACATGCCGGTCGGCGTGCTGCACCAGCAGCTCCAGCGACATCCGCGCGGTCGGGGGCGCCTGCGCGATCCGCACCCGCCCGTCGTCGTCGCGGTGCAGGACGACATCGCCTTCCAGGACCTCGCTCATCCGTTCACCGTCACCTTCCCGGCCACACACAGGCCTTCCAGCAGGTCGAACGCGGTGGTTTGCAGGTGCTTGACGGTCGGTTGCAGGGTCTGGGCGGCGGCGTCGGGTGGGGCCCGCAGCGCCCCGGCCAGCGCCGCGGCGTCCACGACCACCACCACCGCGTCCCGCATGCCGCCGAGCGCGGCCACGCGGACGCGTTCCAGCCGGGCGGCCAGCGTCCCGGCCGGGTCGCCGCCGACCGCGGTCTGCAGGGCGGCGGCGAGCAGCACCTCCAGGCTGACGATGTTGCCGGTCGGCCAGCCCCGCTCGTTGACCTCCAGGTCGCTGCGGGACGTGCCGAGCGCGACCTGGAGGGCCCCCGCCGCCGCGGCGGCGGCGGCCCGGCGGGTGGCCTCCTGGGCGGCCTGGGGCGCGTCGGGCCCGGAGGTCCGGCCGATCCAGGCGGCGTCCAGGTGCGTCTTGGCGGCCTGGTAGGCATCGGCGACCGCGGGGCGGACCGCGACCGCCGGTGCCCACCCGCCGATCTCCGCCGAACCCTCGAGCAGGCTGGCCTCCCGTTGGAGGCCGGCGGCGCGCAGGAACGACGGCGCGCACACCCGGGCGAGCCAGTCGGCCAGCAGCAGCGCCCGCGTCTGGTCACCGAGGCCGTTGCCGGTGGCGACGAGCTTCGGCACCCAGCCTTTGAGCTGCTGGCGGGTGCGGTCGTCCAGCGCGTCCGCCCAGGCGCGGACGAACGCGGCCACCACCGGCGACACGCACGCCGGGCGGTCGGAGTGGGGCTCACCGGCCCACCAGGCGACCGCCTCCAGGAGGCTGACCTCGTCGGTGCGGCGCGCGTGGACGCCCCGGGTGAGGACGACCGCATCCAGGTCCAGCAGCCCGCCCATGGTCAGACGGTGATGTTGCGCAGGGTCGCGACCGCCTCGATCCCCGACGCGGCGCCGGTCGGGGTGAATCGGCCGAACCCGAGCCGCAGCGAGTAGACCAGGCGGGTCTGGTCGGTGGCGGGGAGCCGCTCGGTCTCGACCTGCACCCTGCGGCGCCAGCCGGTCTTGAACCCGCGGCGGTTGAAGACGCAGACCTGGCCCTTGATATTGTTGGCGCCGGTCGTGGAGACCTTGCCGTCGGCTTCGGTCTTGCTCATCGCCATGGACACGACCAGGGGGTGGCGGGCGACCTTGAGGACCTCGCCGGTCAGGACGGTCGCCTGGGGGCCGTACTTGTCGACGGTGAGGACCTCGTCAATCAGGGCGATGCGGTCGCCGGTCTCGACGTCGGCGACGTAGACGAGGTCGTTGGGGTCGGCGGGATGGCCCCAGTCGACGATGCGGGCGGAATCGATCATGTCGCCGCGGAGCAGGTGCAGCAGCGGCAGCGTGACCCCGCCGGCGGCGTCGTTGTCGTTGTTGGTGTTGTCGACCAGCGCGCCGTGGCGGAGCCCGTCGAAGGCGAGGTAGTGTTTGGTGTCGGCGGGATCGGCGTCGTCGAGGTTGATGTTGCCGGTCGCGGCGTTGGTGTCGTCCCCGTTCAGCACCAGGCTGTCGGAGTAGTGCGCGATGGAGGCAGCGGCCTGGCGGCGCAGGAACGGCACGAACGGGATGATGGTGTCCTCCTCCATCTCCCCCGACCACATCTGGTGGATCAGGAACTTCTTGGCGTTGACCTGCACCCGGTTCGACCCGGTCTTGACGGTCTGGTAGTTGGAGGCGTTGAAGGTGGTCGACTCCCCGACGAACAGCATCTCCGGGATGTCGACCTCGACGGGGATGAACGTGGTCGGGTCGGTCATCTCGAAGCTCTCGATGAGGCCGTACAGGCGGGACTGGCGGCGGGCGGCCTCCCACAGCTCCCCGACGTACTGCGCGCCGATGAGCTGCTGCCCGAACCCGGACTCGGCGGTGTCCATCGCCAGGGTCGCCCTGCGGTAGGCGGCGGTCTCCTCCCACGCGCCGACCCGCATGAGCTTGCCGTCGGCGGTGAGTCGCCCGCCCGGGCCGCGGAACAGGCTGAGCGGCAGGCGGGGGAACAGGTCGTCGATCGCCTTGCGGTCCAGCCGGCGGACCTCCTCCATCGGCAGGTAGGACGCCTCGGTGACCTGGTTGAAGACCTTGTCGAGGTCCTCGCTGGGTCCCGCGTACACGCCGGGTGCGGACACGCGCTTCTGGCCCTTGAGGCTGGCCTGGATCTCGTGGAGGAACTCCAGGTCGGCCACGCCCAGGCCCCAGCGGCGGTACTTGGTGCCGACCAGCTCCCGGTCGCGGGCGTCGCCGCCGCCGAAGCGGAGCTTGCGGGCGAACTCGCTGTTCTCGTCGTTCAGGAGGCCCTCGGTGGCCTCGGTGACGAGCCGGCGGATCGTCTCGTCGCTGGTGCGGTTGGACAGCTGCTCGTTGATCGCGTCGAGGCGCTGCCGGACCTCGCGGCCGAGGTCCTCCAGGGTCAGGTCTGGCATGTGCAACCCCTCCTACGGGGCGAGGGCTGCCAGGAGCTCCTGGGCAGCGGCTGGGTCGAACAGGTCGGCCGGCTCGCCTCCGGCAGGGGTGGACTCGACGTCGGGGGGGTCCGCGTCGGCGGGGGGCTCGAGGGTGTCGGCCGCCGCCGAGGTCGCGATGGTCAGGGTGGCCGCTGGGCCGCCGCTGCCCGCCGGCGCGGCGCCGCTCGGGCTGGGGAGGGTGACGCCGAGCCTGGTGAGCGCGTCGACCAGCGCCTCGTCGACGCGCTGGTCGACCAGCGCGGCCAGCTCGTCGGGGTCCGGCTCCTCCGGGAAGAGGTCGAGCAGCTCCCGGCCCAGCCTGGCCAGCGCCTGCCGTGACTGCTTGCGGACCGCGCGGGGGTCGCCAGGTACCGACACGCCGCTGATCTCCTCCAGGTCGTAGAACACGTCCTTGGAGGCGATCTCCTCGGGCTTGAGCCGCCACCAGTCCAGGATCGGGGTGCCGTCCTCGCGGACGAAGCCCCAGCCCACCGACACGGCGTTGAGGAACCCCGCGCGGTACTTGCGTTCCACGGTGGTGGCGAGGTCGTCGTCGCGGTCGAACGTCACGCCGGCGCGGAGCTCCCCGGCCTCCTGGCGGGCGTTGACGCGGCCGATCGGCGGCTGCCCCGGGTTGTGCATCCACAGGAACACCGGGTTGGCGCGGAAGTTGTCCAGCAGCCAGCCGTCGGGGCGCAGCGCGAACCCGTAGCGGTTCTTGCGGCGCTGGGAGGCGACGAACTCGATCGGGCCGGACCCGTCCGGGTCGGGCGGGGCGGCCAGGGTCGCCCGCGCGTAGGCGAGCTTGGGGTGCTCAGGCATCCCGGTCCTCCGTGGTCAGCGGTGGTGGCCGTTGCGGCCGTTGCCGGCGGTGGCGAGGGGGCGGCCAGCGAGCCGCCGGAAGTCGTCCAGGGCGCCCAGCAGCCCCGCCGGCTGGAAGCCCGCGGCCTCCGGCAGCCCCGCCTCCTCCGGCTCCTCGGGCTCCTCCTCGGCGGGCTGGCCGCCGGTGGGCTGGGTGTCGCCCTGCGGGCGGCTCGAGGCGCTGCGGACGGCGCTCTTGTTGACCGGCGCCCACCAGACATCGCCCCAGGCGACCGCGGGCAGGCCGTGGCGGCGGCGCCACTCGTTGACGGTCATGGCGCCGACCTCGATCGCCTGGCGTTCCCGATCCCACGTCTCCGTCTCCGCGAACTGGAGCGCGGCGACCTCGGAGAAGTCGTACTCGGCATGGTCGGGCGTCGCTGGCGGGCCGGGACGGCGGGCGAGCCGGGGAAGGAACTGCTCGGTGATCTCGTCGGCGCGGAGCATCGCGTCCGGCTTGAGCGCGTGGACCCACAGCAGCCGCTCGAACTCGCGGGTGTTGGCCAGGGTCGCGTGGGCCAGGTCGTTGAGCAGCGGCGCGGGGATCCCGTAGGCGTTCCACACCTGCCGCGCGGTCAGCGACAGGCCCTGCACGAACTCGGCGTCCTTGGGGCTGACCCCGAGGCCTTGGAACTTGGCGTCGTAGCGGAGCACCGACCAGCGATGCGCGCGGTCCACACCCCGCCAGCGCTGCTCCAGCAGCGACTCCAGCTCTGCCGCCTGCTGCGGGGTGAAGGAGACCTTGTCGCCGACGGGGACCACCATCCCACCGGCGAGCAGGCCCTGGGTGAACAGGTTGCGGTTGGCCCGCATCATCGCGCCGCCCGCATCCGCAGCGAGGCGGGCGGCGACTAGCGGGCTGAGGGACTGGAACTCGTCCCGTGGGTTGGGGTAGCGGAACCACACGACCTCGTCGGCCCGGAAGGGGATCGCGGGACCGCCGGTCAGCGGCATGTACAGGAACCCGGCGAGGTAGTCGCGCTCGTGGGGGACGGGGTGCATCTGGGTGGGCTTCACCCACCAGATGTTGCCCGCCGGGGCGTCGAGGCCCGGTGGCTCCAGCACCCAGAACGACTCGCCCCAGATGCACATGCTGAGCTCGTCCATCCGCTCCAGCCGCCGCCGCGACCAGAACGGGTTGACGTGCCCGAGCAGGTCGAACGCGCGCCCGGAGGTGATCTCGCGGCGGTCCTCGTCCGCGCCGACGTACAGCCGTAGCCGCAGGCTGGAGATGTTCTTGGCGCGCAGGGTCGCCGCCGCGAACACGTCGGCCGAGGTGGCGAGGTAGTCGCCGTAGACCTCCGGGTCGTAGCTGGGCGGGTGGCCGGTGGCCTCCTCGAACCGGGGCGCGGCCGCCGGGCCGACCGGCCACGCCAGCTCCCCGCGGCGGCGCTGGTGGACCTCGGTGACCCGCTGCAGCAGCCCCATCAGCCGTGCTCCATCGCCGCGCGGGTGGCGGCGGCGAAGGTCGCCTCGGCGGCGCGGAACATCGCGTCCTCGTCGACGGCGCGCTCATCAGCCGGGCCGGTGAACGTCCACGGCTCGCTGCCGTCGCCCTGCAGCACCCACCCGACCGCCTCGCCGTCGGGGCCCACGACGAGGGCCAGGGCGTAGCCGCGGGGATGGAACACGACCCGGTTGATCAGCCACAGCAGCCCGCACTCGCGCAGGTCCGCGATCGGCAGCCCGGCCATCAGCCACCCCTGGCGCGCGGGTCGGGCAGGTCCAGCGCCGCCCGCACGAAGCAGTCTTTGGCCTCCAGCAGCTTGCGGAGGCCGGTGGTGAGTTCGGGCCCGTCGGGGAGCTCACCGATCATCATCTCGGCGAGCATGGCGCAGCGGGAGGAGATGTCCCGTAGCGGCGAGGCGAGGTGCTCGAACGCGAAGTACTGCGCGAGGTGCTGGGTGGCGGGGTGGCGACCCTCGAGGTCCATCAGCCCACGCCCCTGCCCTTGCGGCGGCCGTCGAGGCCGCCGGCCTGCTCCCAGCCGGCCAGCCCCGCCGACCACGTCCACGCGAGCACCATCCAGGCGACGCCGGCGACCCGGGCCAGCAGCCAGCCGAGCAGGAACGGGATCGCGAACAGCAGCGACAGCGCCACCTCGCGGGGCTGGAGCTGCCGCGCCCGCAGGTCGATCTGCTCCACCAACTGCTGCCAGGCGGTCGCGGTCATCGGCTATCCCTCACTCGTGATCTCGCTGTCCTTGGGCCGCTGCGCCCACTCGACCGCCACCAGCAGGAACCGCTCGATCCGGGCCCGCTCATGTTGGAGCGCGTCGGCGGCCTCCTCATGGCGGCCCTGCCAGTAGGCGGCCCGCTCGGCCGCGGTCTTGAACTCGGGCATGACGGTCCTCTCGGCTACGCTGCGGGGATGGACGCGCTGCTGTGCCCGCTGTGCGCGGGGCCGCTCGACCCCGCCACCGGGGAATGCATCGAGCACCGCGACCTCATGGAGGCGCTCGGCCGGCACGTGCGCGCGGCGCTGGACCTTGCCGAGGCCGAACAGGCCGCGCTGGCTGGCCAGCCGCTCCCGCCCTTCTGGCCCGGCACCGTCGAGGTGGTCGACGAGCAGCACCTGTGGGCCGACGGCGATGTCGCGCTGCCGGCCCTCGACCTCGCCGGCCGCGGCCGCTGGTGGGAGGCCACCACCGGCGGCCGCTAGGCCATCAGCGAACCGTCGAGGATGACCGGGCCGGGATCGGCGGCCAACCACCGCTCGATCGCGTTGATCGTCGCGGAGATCCCGTCGATCTTCTCGACGCTGGTCTTCTTGCTCGGCTTGATGTTGCCGCTGGAGTCCTCGTCGACGCGGACGTTGTCGGCCATCCACCGCAGCACCGGGTGGCCGCCGTGGTTGAGGTCACCGGCGGCGAC